GGGTCATAACACTTTGCCGCCCATCCACCCGGACCCGGATTGCCTAGGCAACTCCCGTCTGTATACACTTCGATCATGTCTTATAATTTCCTGGATTTTAAACTTTAACTGAAATATTGTTTCTAAAAATAAGTCTCATTCTTTTTAGAAAAAATGTTTTCAAAATAAAAATAATTTTTATACTTTAAAATTTCTAGCGCTATTAGTATTAAAGTTACCCCCGTAACCACTATTATCGGAAATGGTTCTCGAGTTGAGGATTGGTAATCTGGTTTGGCTGTTGTAGTTATTGCGCGCACCCCTCTTCTTATCGAAAAACACGACAAAAACAATGATCGCACACAAGATAACCAAACCTACGCCCAACCCTATGACGGCTTTGTTCGTTCGTCTGGGCGATTCAACCTTCGCTACAGATGGAACGACGACTGGTTCTTCGACTGGTTCCTGTTCTTCGTCTGCCATTTATAGTTAATATATATTTTATTTCTATACCTCGACTACTTCTTCGTCGCCTCTCCTCGTAGTTTGGCTGGCCGTCTGTACCCTATAAGAGATACCGTCTTTAAGTCCCTGTCCAAGCTTGGTCATTTGACCGAATGCGTGTTCACGTGGAAACTGCTTTTTAAACTCACCACCTTCAACGAATGGATTTATGTAATCATCCCCTTTCGAATAACTATTCTGGTACGCGTTGTGACTGATCATGAAACCCGTGTTATCCTTACCGATTTGAATGAACGTATCATAGTACAACTTTTGTTTTTCTGGATCCATGAGCATTTCACTTATTTTATTTCTCACCTCTTCGGCTATTTTCATGAAACTCTCATCCTTAGGTTTGTATCTGTGACAGTTCTTGGTATCACTCGAATACCATCTAGAATCGGAGACGCTCCAATCGACGGTATCCTCTGTGCCATCGTTTCTCGAACCAAGTCGCACGAAATCATCCGTATCACCGATTCTGCATTCAGTATACTCCGATACCATCTTTCCCGCGCCTTCGCCCGACTCTATCGATTTCTCCCTGCAATCCAGTTTTGTCAAACACTGCAAGAGATCATTATTTTTGACAGATTCTTTGATAACACCGCCTATATCTTCAATCACGGTTGCCAAGACTCGTGCATCACCTGAATCTTTTATGACTTTATCGAGCATTTCCTTAACGAGTGGTTGGTTAAACACCTCAATAGATATATCAAGGAATTGTTCGAGTAGAGTACCCGCTATGGTCATGCCATTGTTATCGTTTGGAGACGTGTAACCCTCGCGTATTTTGTACGTTTCCATGTTTTTAATCTTATCCTTCAGATTAGAGAGTTCACCTGCTGTATCCACGGACGATGGTTTACGCCTTCGCAAAAAAAGTAAAGTGATTAGAACTACCACGGCTGCAACGAACAACCAAACTCTATAATCACTCTTCATCCCTATATAATGTATACAATTTAAAAATGATAGTAACATTTTTAGATTATATTTATTAGAAGCGCGAGTCGAATTTTATCATACTTAAGCTAAAATAAGCTTAGTTGGAGAACGCGAGGCCACCCATACCCGATTGGATACGGAGGACGTTGTAGTTGGTCGCGAACATGCGGAGAGTGGTTGGCCCACCGGAAACCGCCTTGATAGCGACTTGAGCATTGTCTATACGACTAAAATTACAGGTCCCTGTTGGCTGATGTTCTTCTGGTTTTAAGGCGAAACTGTAAGCGTACACGCCTGGCGCTGGGGCACCGGAGTGGTGCACGAATGGCTGGACGGTGTTGAAGTACTTACCGGATTGTTCCTTGAAACGATCTTGGCCGTTGAGGACCAATTTGAAGGTATCGACGGTACCAGCGACTTCTTCGGAGAAGTTAGCACCTTCAACCGCGAGCAATGGCGCACCAGCAAGCGAGTCAGAGACGAAGCAGTTGGATTGAGTCGCGGAACGGAGAACGTTCGCGGTGACTTTTGGGGACGCGTTGGAGGTGTTCCAGGTGTCGGAGCCGTCATCCAAGCAGAAGACGAGTTCCTTGACTGGGTGGTTGTAGGAGAGACGCTTTTGGACTTCCGAACCAGCGGTGACGGTGTCGGTACCGGTGTGCTGGACTTGCTCGATGAGGTATTCGTGACCCTTTTGCGCAAATCGGCGTCGTTCCTCGGTGTCGAGATACACGTAATTTGCCCAGACCTTGAAAGTGGAACCGTCGGTAACACCGCCGGCACCGGACTTGAAGTTGGACGACAAATCGAAATCCAATCGGACTTCGTGGTATTGCAACGCAATCAAAGGCAACGCCAATCCGGGGTTGCGGTTGAAGAAAAAGATGAGTGGCAAGAAGATCTTACCGCCTTCCTTGATCGCGGTAGTCATCTTACCGTAGTTCGCCTTCTTGGACTCGTCCAAGTAAAGCTCGGAGTACAAACGCCACCACTTTTGGTAGTGCTTGTCGATGCGCTGACCACCGATAGAGAGCTCAACATCCTTCACGGCACGTTCCGCGAGCCACGCGTCATCGGTCGCGGCGACGGCGCCGGCCTTCATTTCGACGTACATGTCGGCGACCAAATCACCGTTACGGGCAACGGTGACGGAGACGCGGCCATCGGCACCTGGGGTACCGTTGACGGTTTGTTCGATGTTTTCCATCGCGAAGTTGGTGTGACGCTTGTACACCGCTTGGAAGAAGGTAACTTTTGGATTTCCTGTCAAGTAGACGTCTTGGGCGCCATAGGCGACGAGTTGCATGAGGCCACCAGCCATTGTGAATTTTTTGTACTATATACAGAGAAAATAATTTTGCGAAAAAACTCAACTTGATTTTTCCTGGTGTAATGTATAATGTCTGAGCAAATCCAGCCCGAACCAACTACCAATATCGAAGAATCTGGATCCGAGTCTGAGTATGAAACGGAGAGTGAGCTCGACATTCCAATGGAGGAATCTCAACTACCAGAATTCAGCGACGTCGAGGAAGATGAAATCCCAGAGTGGGTGGTCACCGGCGACGAAGAACCCGACGTGATCGGCCACATCACGGATGTTGCCGCGTCCCTGTTTTCTACTGAAGAGGGTGAGACTGTGTGTAGTGCCCTGATGTCTATATCTAAACAACTTGAAACACAAAATCGAATCATGATAAAAATCTTATCTCAGATGCAAAAATCAACTTAGAAAAATAACTCGTATATGTTACAAGGAGCTGGTAATGGACACGCATTTCATAAACAATGATGCGAACCCGGTTGAGACGAATCAGGTGATGTGGATGAATCACATTCAAAGTCTCAATCCGGAGCAGCTCGTTAATCTTTTAACCCAATTGGAAGACATGTGGGACATCCCTCGAAAAAACGACGAAGCGGTATCCTTTCAACTGGGTTTTAAAAATTTTTTTACGGTGGAAGAATTGGACAATCAAACTGGATTACCAAAGAATATGATAGACATTGAGAGCATTTCCGCGAAGCATCAGCGACTGAATTTACAACTCGGACAGTTGTATCACAGGGCCAATGCCTTAAAATTACTCGACCTCGATGACTTCGACGACATGAAAATCGCCACGAGGGTTAACCGCCTGATAGATCAAGTCGATGATGCATGGCAAATTGTGTTCAGACATACAAGAATCTTTGAACGCATCAATAACCCGACGTATATACCGATTAATCCAGAAACAGATCCATCTATTTTCAGGTGTTCTACTTTACCCAGTTCAGTAGACGAGTTGAGCCCGTACCAACAGGCTATTCTCACGATTCTCAAAAAACTTTACGAAGGAAACATTAAGAGATACAAAGGTCACTGTTGTAGACAGATCAGAACCGAAGATGGGTACGATACACGGGCATGGAAACAAGAACAGAGAATCCAGGACTACGTGTACAGTGTTTCACAAAAAGAGACTGAGTTCGAACTCTGGAAAAACCTTTCATGTAGGGGATCGGCGTATGGTGACGTCATTCGTCACCTGACAAACTGTAATGATATGCAATTTCCAGAGATTAAGAGGAATCGCCATGTATGGTCGTTTAAAAATGGTATTTTTGTGGGTAAAAGCTGGTCTGCAAAGACTGGGCTGTATCAAACCGATTTTTACACGTACGATTCAAAGGAATTCAAGAATCTTGACCAAGCGATCGTGAGTTGTAAGTACTTTGACACGGATTTCGAAAACTTTGATCACTTGGAAAAATGGGAGGATATCCCGACTCCATATTTTCAATCCGTTCTTGATTACCAAAAGTTCGGCAAAGAGGTATGTAACTGGATGTATATCATGGGAGGGCGTTTATGCTTTGATGTGGGAGACATGGATGGGTGGCAGGTGATCCCATTTCTGAAGGGGATCGCTCGTTCTGGTAAGAGTACACTGATTACCAAGGCTTTTGCACACTTTTATGACGTTGACGATGTGCGAACACTTTCAAACAATGTTGAAAAGAAATTCGGTCTCTCTTCTATTTACGACGCTTTTGTGTTCATCAGTCCCGAAATCAAGGGGGATATCTCACTGGAACAGGCTGAATTTCAGTCGATTGTGTCTGGCGAACAGGTCTCGTGTGCGATTAAACACGAAAAAGCAAAGACGATGACGTGGAAGGTTCCAGGTATCCTCGGTGGTAACGAGGTCCCTAGCTACAAAGATAACTCTGGGAGTGTTTTGCGACGTATTTTGACTTGGAACTTTGGTAAACAAGTCAAGGATGCGGATCCTACATTAGATAAGAAATTGGAAGCCGAAATCCCCATGATTCTTCAGAAATGTATCCGTGCATACTTAGAATATGCGCAGAGATATGCAAATAAGGATATTTGGAATGTAGTTCCACAATACTTTAAAGATGTACAAAGGCAAGTTGCGACGGTATCCAGTACATTGGAGAACTTCCTACAATCACCCTACTTGCGATATGGAACCGAGCTTTGTGTCCCTCAGAAGATCTTTGTTGAAAAATTCAACGAACACTGTGGCGCAAATAACCTGGGAAGACCAAAGTTCAATCAGGACTTCTACGCCGGTCCTTTCAGTCAGAGAGATGTCGAAGTGCGTCAGCACACGGGCATGTATAAGGGTGTACCGATTAGTATGCAACCTTTCATATTTGGATTAGACATAGTAGTAGATACCCTCGTTTCAAATGAGGAAGATGCATAATAAAAATATATACTTACATCAGATATGGAACGCCCCAGCTCCCTTCAAAAATTCATAAAAAACTCGGGTGTGCAGGTCACCCGTGCGTCTCCACCTAGTTTTCCTCGTCGCTTACATAACTCGACAATAAATAACCAAAATTTGGGTAATTTCGCCGAATTTTTGGATAGCAACAGCAACAACAACAACGTGAAATACCTCACTTTAAG